TCTTACTACTACCCCCACTACCCTCACTACTCTTACTACTCTTACTACTACCCCCACTACCCTCACTACTCTTACTACTCTTACTACTCTTACTACTTCTACTTCTACCACTGGACTTGTCACGACTTTAACAGTACCAACACCTCCTCACCTACCTACTTCTCCCACCCTCACCCCAGCGACTACAACAGTAACCATGCTCGACGTCCAGCAGCCAGGATTACCACAATACGATTGGATGGGCGCTGCTGCTGACGGTACGGGAACACCTTTAGAGTTTAGCGCTGGAGGAGATTTTACCTTTAGCGGTTTCGGTAGCCGAATTCATGTGTGGAATATATGCGATACGTCTCGTATCCGTATGGCTGGAGTGTTGATTAATAAAGCTGACCCTTTAACTTCATGCTGGAATAATGACTGGCACGGCCCTACAGGAAGATGGTACAACGGCGCCGCTTGTGATTATTATGGTAAGTATGGCCTGTACTCAGAAAATAAATGGGAGGGGCATAGTTTCCGTAATCAGGGAATTTTCCGTCTTATGGTGGGAGTTCAAGGAGACTTAAAGAGTCTTGTGGAGTCTTATTACTTAGAATCAGGTTCTGGGTCTGCACCACTACCTCAACAAGTTACAGGTCTTGGTTCCCCCGTAGACCAGTTAAATGCTCAAGGGTATCAAACCGCTTTTGATATAGGCACTACCCTCGCAGGCACGGACCCTACAAGCGCTAATATCGTTAACGAGAACTCATCTAGTTCTGTTTCAGGCGTCTCTCATATGTTTGGAGGCGGACTAGCAGGTTATTTCCAAGAGCCTGGAAAGGTTAATGGCTTGTGGACTCATGCTTCTATACGCGATGGCGGAAATATGAAATTTCAGTACGGGGAACTTCACCCTGTATTTGCGGTTCCTCCCCTTGGAATGAGGTGGGAAGGTTACTTAGATAATATGCTGGATGAAAGTGCGCTGGGTACTTTTGCAAATGCTAAACATGCTGGTAATAAAAAGATTTCTCTTGTTTCTGTGTACCGCTCAAACAAACTTCCTTATGATGGTGGTGAGGGTAGAGACGGTATCGGAGAGTTTGACCGCGAGATATCATTCGGCCAAGGGCTGAGGTCACTAAATATATTTGAACTTAACCAATTAGTATAATGGCGAACATAAAAAGAAACATTAGATATTATCAACCAAACGACCCATATTACTGGGAAGTGGATAATCTACCCCTTACGGACTTACTTAGCAATGACGTAGTATTAGAGAATAGGGTTAATGAGCTTGAAGCTCTTTTAGCTGGTTTTGGTGCTCCTAGCAATAAAGGAAAGGTTTCTTTGAACTCTATCTCCGATTTAAAGGCGTGGGCCGAGCCCCTGTCTGGAACGTCGTCTGATTTTGGGAAAATCTTCGTTAGGCCTGGTAAATTCATATCTCGAATGCAGTTACCAGCTACACGGGAAAGTGGCTGGCGCATGATGAGAGATGAATCTTCTTTATTTAATAACGAAGAGTTCCTACATCAAGGCACTAACATGCTGGACACTACCACCTTAACGCCCTTTGCAAGAGAATCTCGTGGCGTGGCACGAACTGCGTTAGTCGAATTTTACGCTAATATAGATGGAAGCGATAAGAGCATTGCGATTGATTCCTTCAATGCTGAAGACTTCAATGAAGGCGCAGCTCCCTATGAGAGGTTAGATTTAATTTACATTAAAGGTACTAAATCTTTAGATACCGACGGAGATTCTTCAACCGCAGTTCCCACGCATTTTCAGGACTCTCTTAGTTCGGCATCTCTAGGGGTTATAAAAGGAGCTTATTTTAGAACAGACCGTGCTGGCGGAGTGCGTACTAATGGTACACGTTTCCTAAACCCGTTAAGCAGAACTAGTGGACGGACTACTGGGATGTCCATGGCAGAGTTGCCTAGAAATACAAGCCTTCCTGGGTTTGGTACGGTACCGATGCCTGAGGACCTTAATAATTTTGCATGGCATTCTACCAACTCCACAACTGCTACGGCTTTAGCTGCCTTACAAGTAACTACGCAGGCTTCATTTTCAGTTCCCGTGGCATATGTAAGAGTTCCCAGTAACTACACCGTAGGGGACCCAATTTCCCCAGACCGTATAATTGATATTCGACCCTTCTTTAGAAGTGCAGAACTTACAGGCTCTGAGCGTCAAGCTGTAGCTTCCTCCTGGGACCCTAATGGAGATAATCCTTTTATGACTAGGTCCCATTTTTTGAGTTTCTATACTCCTTTGGAGAGTAGGGTTAGTTCTGCTGAGAATAATATTGCAAGTAATGCAGGGAGTATTGATGTCAATAGGTCTCAGATTTTTACTTTAAATGACTCTGTATCTACGTTAGAACTATCCGTAAGTGGCACAGGCACTCAACCAACTCATTCATCCTTAAACCACGAAGGTCGTATTGTATCTCTGGAGAGTGCGGCAGGAGGAGGCAGTGGAGGAGGAGGTACTACTCTCCCTACTGAACATACGATGTTCTTATCAGAACCTTACACAGTGTTTAGTTGGCAATTGCAATCTAGCTTAGGCTCTTCAGCCTCCCCCCGTCAATGGATTATCTCTGGTATTCCTGCGTCGGATGCTCCTAATGTGGTAGCTGTTCAATTCGTCGTAAAGTCTGACGGGCAAACCAGTGATACTGACGAAGTTAATATTGTTCAAATGTCTGGTGGAGTTCAAAACATGCATCCTGTTAGTATGTGGGGCGTTGCTCAATCTAATGGTGACCTACGTAGAAATGCAGGAAGCTTTAATACTTTTATGCATGATGTAGATATTGTTACCACGCCTACTGGAGCACAATGTGTTATACATACAGCCGTAGACCAAGGCTCTAGTGACGTTAGACATTCCATTTATGTGACTGGTTACATTGTATCCAGGTAATTAATAATGAAAAACCTAGTTTTAATCCTTGTCCTCTGCATTTTAGCGTCTTGTCAGACCTTAGCAGGTGCTCTCGGAGGAGGGGTAGGAGGAGGTATTGGTGCTGCCTTAGGAGGACCTCCCGCTGCTGCTATTGGCGCGGTTGGAGGTGTCATCGCTATGGAGTCCTTAGTGGGAGGTGCTACCTCTACAGATAAGGTTGCTGCCGCTACAGGTCAACCTCAAGGTGAGGTAGCCTCGGCCGCACGCGAAGCAGGTAGTTTACTGCATACTGTAGGATGGTGGTACTTAATACTATTTGTATTGTTACCCTTACTAACTAAGAAAGGTCGAACCTGGATTAAAAAATTCACCTCTATACACAATTCAGTGTCCAAACAGGACATTGATGACCTTGTAGAAAACACAGTTTCTAAAAAAGACGTAGATGACCATGCAGAGCGTCTACATAAGTTGGAGGGATTTCTTTCCTCCATAAAACCAAAAAATAAATCATGAAGTATTTGAACGAAGAGTCCCAATTTACGCGCATCTCTGACGAGCACGCTCGGTCTATGATGGAAAGCATGGGCTATACAGTCCCTCCCAAAACAACTATCGTTTCCGACGTTTATGTGAACGAAGGTCGTAGGTTCTCCTTAGCAGAAGAAGTTATTGAGGCTGATGACAATGAACTCTATGTTCGGCTAGACGAGCTTAACGAGAGTAGCATTACTCATGTCGATGAAAGTGGTCGGGAGTCTCTTTTGGAGGCTATCTCTTTCGAAGAAGAAGAGTATGTTCTTGAGGGTCTTTACGATGATGGGGAGGGTGGATTATTCGCTCGCCTAATCGGTGAAAGTTTCGATGTCGTTGAAGAAGACGAAGAAGAGGACGAAGATACTGACGAAGACGAAGAGGCGTAATTATGAGTAAGAGTATTGCTATGATGGCCGATGAAATCTTAGAGGGGATGACGGCAACCCCTCACTCTGTAGCAGGTACAGGTGCCGCAGGACTCGTAGAGGGTCAGGGAGAACTTCCTCCTATTTCAGATGAGGCTCGTTCTGCTTTACTGTCTGAATGTATGGGCGCAGTGACCGAACTTGACGAGTTGGACTTATCCAAGCCTAGCGAAGAGACTGAGCAAACGAAGAAAAAGAAAGCTGAGTGGGAGAAAGAGCATCGCGAAAAGCGTAGAGCGCAATCTAGGGCCGCTTCTGTTCGTGGTAACCGTTTAGAGCCTGGAGAAAGTGAGCGCCAAAGTGTGCATACGACCAGTCGAGGTAAGCCAAAAGGTACCGCAGGTCATCGGGATACGCGCTCAGGGGCTGATGGAGATAGGCATGCACAAACTGCTAAGCATTGGAGGGATGAGACCGAACGGGCTGGTAACCCTACGGGCCCTAAAGGTCGTAGCGCTACGGTAATTCCTGGACGTGGAGGTGTTAATCTTGCTAAGAGTGGTCATAAAGCTGCTATCAATCGCAGTCGTGAAGAACGCGGAGCCTCCAAATTAGAAGGCGTGACCGTCACTAAGACTAACAGAACGATGACTCTTATCGACGCCAGTTCTCATCGTGAGCGTATCGCTAACAAGAAGATGGTTAGAGGCGCTCCTATGACTGATGCTGAAAAAGCACAAAAGCGTAAGACTTATAAGCGTAAGCCTGGACAGATGAGCAGCGACTCTTCTAAGCTTGGCTCGTCCGTTGTTGGTCAAAATTACGAATCCAAGAGCTATAAGCCTATCCTAGAGAAGAAGAAATCTGAAGCTGATGCATCAGCGGCCTCCGAAAAATCGGATTTTTGCCCTAAAGACGCTCCGCAAGATGGTGCGGACCCTAGGCAACAACAGCGAACTGGCGCAGCCATGAAAAGTGTCATGGCGGACACTCCTGACGAAGAAGCTGCGGAAACTTCCCGCAGGAAAGATATTGATGCTACTAAAGCTGAGAAGAAAGCTAAAAAGAAAGCTAAGGCAGCATCTAAGTTGACGAAGGAGCAGCGTGAGATTATTCAAAAAGCACGCGCTATCTTAGATGAGATGACGTCTACTGGAGGCATTGGTGTTGGAAAGATGAGCGGTAGTTCTAACAGAGCTTATGATACCGATGGAAAGCCCATGGGTAAAGATGATGTTAAGATTGAGCCCGTTGATAAGTCTCTACGTAAGTTAGACAAGTCGAAGTCCACTAAGAAAGGCAAGAAGAAAGTTGCTAAAAAGAAGAAAGAGCTTAAAGTTACTAAAGAATCTTTTGAAAACTTCCTAAGCCTTATTGTTACCGAGTCCCAAAAGTAATGCTGTTAAAAGACATATTTTCGTTTGGAGAAATTACTCTCCTATCTGAAGGACGTGGAAAGGGTCCTGTAAAGTTCCGTGGTATTTTCTCAGAGTGTGAGCGTCCTAACGGGAATAAGCGGATTTACAGTCGTACCTTGTTAGAGCGTGAAGTTAAGAAGCTTCAAAGCCAGATTGGGGACCGCCGCCTTTTAGGTGAGTTAGACCACCCCTCCGATGAGATTGTCCATTTAGGGAATGTCTCTCATGTTATTACTAATCTTAGGATGCAAGGTAATCACGTTATGGGGGAGGGTGAGGTTCTTAATACCCCTGCTGGAAAGGTTCTCACCGAACTGCTTAAAGCTGGTGTAAAGCTTGGCATTTCTTCTAGAGGTACAGGCTCTGTAGATTTAGATGAATCAGGTTCCAATTATCTCGTAGGAGAGAATTATAACATGATAACGTTTGATATGGTCTCCGAACCCTCAAGCCAAGATGCTTTTCCCTCCATTTCTGAAAGGCGAGAGTTAGTATCCGAAGCTCGTAAACCCATCGTCGAAGAGCTTGAACACTTCCACAATGACCGAATTTATATTACTGCGCTGAAAAGGAAACTTGGCAAGATTTAGAAAAAAACCGCCTCCCTCCTTCCCGCTTAGTAAATAATCAGTAGTAGAGAAACTAACCATGAGTAACCACATAGATAAAATTGTTGAAGCGCTTCCCGAAGGTCTTACAGAGACTGGAATTGAGGAAGTTGCTGTATTGCTTGACGAGGTCGTAGAAGACCGTGTTGCCGAAGAGGTTAAGTTACTTGAAGCTAAAGTAAAAGCATTCCTGCGTACTAAACTTGACGAGCTTAAAGGGACCGCGCAGCGGGAACTTGAGGCCGATAACAAGCTTGTTCGCGCATATAAGGTTTTCGAAGCCGTTAAGACGATTGTTGCTGCCGAGCTGGAAAGCGAGGACGTGACTAGTGCTGTTAAGACGTACGAAGTAGAAAACACGAGACTTCAAAGCGAGGTTGTATCAATCAATGTTCAGCTCGAAGAATCTCTCAAAACAGTCAATCTTTTGGAATCCAAATTGGACCACCGAGAGAGTGAACTTAGTCAACTTAGTGAGGCACTTGTAGATGAAAAGGAAAAGGCTGAAATTCCTTTCAAGTCCTCCGAGTCGGCAGTCATGATTTCTAACGAAAGCCATGGCTCCCCAAGTCTTCCAGCAGCAGCCCTGGAGAATTTCTTCCTGAACGAGGACGTTATACGTTTGTCCAACCGTCAAGAAAGGAGTTAAAAAAATTATGTTAAATAAAGAAATTTCTAATACTCTATGCGAAAAGTGGAGCCCAATTCTTGAAGGTGTTGCCGACCAGTACACTCGTGAGACTACTGCCGTCCTCCTTGAGAACCAAGCACGCCACATTTTAAATGAAGCGCAAAAGGATGGAATGTTATCCGAAGCCACCCCTGGCCAAGCACCAACTTCTGTTGGTACTATCGGTACATTCCAAAAATTTGCGTTTCCGCTCGTTCGTCGGGTTTTCCCCGAATTGATTGCCAACAAGATTTGTGGTGTTCAGCCCATGCAAGGCCCCGTATCCCAGATTTTCTATCTAGGCTACGACCGCGCATCTGAAACCCGCCGTCAAACCATTTACAGCAAGTACAACCTCACCTATGGCCAAGAAGCCATTGGGGATGCTACTACTCAGTGGAGTGGCGCGTCTCTTGATAGCATGAACGTGGGCGCGGATAACTATTCTGCTCTTGATACGTCAAACATCAAGGCAAACCAGATGACCGTTCCTTCGGCTACTGTCGGAGGTCAAATTGCTGCGTTCCCTGTTTCAGGCCGCACGGCTGGTTATGATGTCTCTACGGGTGAAGTTCTTGGTACGACTAAGATTCCTAACGGAACTCTTTCGTCTCTTTTTCATGATGATACCCCCTACGGTACTATCCCTGAGATTAACTTCCACATCGAGCAACAGGCCATTACGGCTCGTACTCGTAAGTTCCGCGCTCTGTGGACCTTGGAAGCGGCTCAGGACCTTCGTGCCTATCACAACCTTGACCTTGAGCGAGAACTGACTGACCTTCTTGGTAAGGAAGTTGCTCTTGAGATTGACCGTGAGCTTGTTGAAGATATGCGTTCCATTGCGTACGATATGTCTGGTGGTTCTTTCCAACGTACTATGTTGGACCTCCCGAACAGTAACAACATTACTGGTACGGGTACGAACCAAACGGTTTTCGACCCGACAAACTTCCTGTATGACACGGTTGGTCTTTCCGCCGCTCCTGGAGGTGGTCAGTATCAAACGAACCGCAACATTTACTTTGTTGATTTCGCTTCTACTGCTCTTAACGTTAGCCCTCGTCACGTTGGTCAGTCATACGCAAACCTTCTTGCAGTGCTTAACTTCGCGTCGCAGGATATTTACAAGACGACCTATCGTGGTGCTGGTAACTGGATTGTTACTTCTCCGCTTGTGGCCGCTATCCTTAACTCCGCTTCCAAACTTGAAGGTGGTGTGAAGGCTGGTAACTGGGAAGGCCAACTTGGCGCTAACATCAACTACGCTGGTAAACTCCAGGGCATGTTCGATGTTTACGTTGACCCGCTGTATCCCGATGACGAGATGATGATGGGCTACAAAGGCTCCTCCCCGATGGACTCTGGATTCGTGTACTCTCCGTACATCCCTCTTCAGATGTTGCCTACCATCACCGACCCTGAGACGTTCCAACCTCGTAAGGGCTTGCTCACTCGCTACGGTAAAGCCGCAGTGACTCCTGAGTCTCGCTTCTTCCGAATTATCCGTCTTATCGGTGCAGGTACGAACTACATGTTCCGTCCTGGTGTTCGTAACAACGCTACGCTAAACTGATAGCTAGTAAGTAGTTAATATAAAAGAGGGTCGCACTTTTTAAGGTGTGGCCCTCTTTGTTTGTCTATATACAGTAGAGGTACCTCTATGCAAAGAATCACATATACGAATACGCGCTCCACTACCGTTAAACTTAAGTTAAGTACAGGTTACGCCCTACTCCCAGGAGACAGCCAGATTATACTAGGAGAGCTGGTTGAGGCTCCTTCCTATGTAGTTATTGGAGAGGGACTCCCCCCTCACGTGTTAGGAGTGGATGAGAACTCAGTTTCTGTAATGGAAGCTCCTGTTGTGGAAGCTCCTGTTGTGGAAGCTCCTGTTGTTACTCCCAAAAAAAAATCAACTAAGAAAACCCCTAAGAAAACTGTCTCAGAGGAATAGTAAATGAGCTATAGAGCGGTAAAACCTCAAACCCGTTATGGCAATACTTTTGGTAATGTCAGTGGTAGTAACGCTGAGTTAAATTCTTGGGACTACTACGGGGAAATTGACTATACAACATTAAACCGTAGGCGGTTTAAAAACCAGACGTACATGTCTGAGTTCTATCAAAGTATCCAAGACTTCGTCTTGGCACGCCTAGGGTTTCCTGTCGTTAGAGTAGAGCTTACCGAGTTTCAAATAACCACCGCTATTGATGAAGCTATCTCTAAATTAGATTACCACGCACCCGATTGGTGTAATCAATTTTGCACCTTCGCAACATCTGCAGGTATCGCTTTGTACGAGTTACCTCAGGTGGTTATGAATAACCTTAAGCAGGCTGTGTATAACAAACAGTTACTAAATTTCGCTGCTGCAAATGATACTTTAGAGTTTGATTTCTTTATCAAGTATTTTCAAGATAACTTTCTAGCTAGAGATTTCTCGGTCGGTGACTACTACCTTACCATATCTCACCTTGAGATGATGCGTAAGATTCTAGGTAATGATGGAACCTTCAATGTAGTTAACGGTAGGTTTTTAAATATTGCGCCTACACCCCAAGGCCAGCAGGAAGTTTTAGTGGAGTTTAAGGCACTCGACAGTACTACGTTACATCCGTATTTTATTAGCTGGCTTCAAAAATATTCTTTAGCTATTTCTAAAGTTATTTTAGGTCAAATTCGCGGGAAATATCAAACACTACCTTCTCCTGGCGGAGGGGCTCAATTAAATGGCGAGTCCTTGATTCAGCAAGGTAATGAAGAACAAGCAAAGCTTGTTGAAGACCTGATGTTAGAAATCGAAGAACCCCCTGGGTTTAGTACCTTCTAATGGCTGACCGTAAACAGTTTCGGACCTCCTCCAAAATTGTTGGAGATACATCGTTAGAGACTAACGACCAGCTCAACCTATACGATTTAGATAATCCCGATATCGAGATGTTCAATCTTGTAGACGATGAGCTAATTCGTTTAAGCGGGTCTAAAATTCTCCTTTATAAGTTTTATAGGAGGGAAGGGTTAAAAGATAACGTGTACGGAGAGGATTCTCAGAAGGCTATTTCAGATACCCCCCTAGTTCTTCATGGTCATTATGAAGCTCAAGCTTTAGAGGAGAACCTAACAGAGTTTGGTATCGAGATAACGAGTGAACAGCTTTTTACGTTCAACAGGAGTTATATTGATAAACTGGTGGGACGGCCTATAATTGCTGGTGATATTCTACAGCCTGAGTTTCAAAATTTAAAGTACGAGGTTTTTGAAGTTCAAGAAGACCAGTTTGATATTTATGGTGTGTATCACTTAGTTTGTGCCGCTAAAGTACTTCGCGACGACGAAGATATTACGAGAGAAGAGGAATCCTTCCCTCAGGATGAGGTGTATTAATGGCTGGCGCTTTTTGGACTATAGACGCGATAAGAACCGAGCTGGAAGCTTTGGACCTTCACGCTGGGTATCAACCTGCTAATTTCTATAAAGACTTTACTCGTAGGTTAAAAGAGATATTAGGGGGGTTCCAAGTCCTTAAAGGTGATGGCACTTTAAGAACTGTAGATATTATTTATGCAAATCCTGAGCGAGCCATTGCTAAAATAACTGAAACTAAAAATACTCTTCTGCCTATCCTCTCACTTCAGTTTGAGGGTGTAGAGTTAGACACCACTAGGAGAAAGCCTGCCGCCGCTATTGT